TATATAATGGTGATGAAGGTCAACTAGAAGGAGTATACGATAAACTATATTCACTAGCAGACTTCACTGATCCTAAAAACTATAAGTCTTACGACGAGCTCAAAGCTAAGTTGAATAAGGTACTAGGCGTTGACGCAGGTCATGTGTCTATGGATGCTGCCCCAATGATGGAAACAGCCCCTGTGGTAGAGCAGCCAGCAATGGCTACGGCTGATAGTACTCCGTTTAATTCTAGTGACGAGGGCGAAGAAGACACATTGTCTTACTTCGACAAACTTGCACAACAAGGCTAAGATCAGATTGTTGTTCAAATACTATGATGAACTATGATGTATAAACAATAAAAAGACCGGGTAAGTCTTCAAAAGCGCAGCGGGTATTGAAATAGATATCTTGAAAAGCGCGCGGACAAAACGGCGACTTTTTTGGGGACCTTCGGGTCCCCTTTTTTTATCCGTAAGGTCCTGCTACCGTAGATGATGTACGATTTTGAGGGCTCATATTGACGTTCGTAGTTACGTTAGATGATGTTGATCTATTGTCTGCAGCTACGACATTGTTTGATTGTGGTTGAGCATTTTCTGGCAATCTAAGCTCAATATTTTCAGCAGATAGATTAACAACTTTGTCACCTTGTTCATTATCAGCGCCTTGTACAACAGCACTATCACCTTGCTGTAATTGCAATGCACCACGAACTCTATTGATATTAGCTACTGCTTTATCTACATCTTCAGTTAGATTAGCTAATCCATCAGTCTTAAAGTTACGTCCATCTGTTAATGTACCACCTTGTAAAATAGTTTCTAATGTCCTTGCATATTGATCCAAATCTTCAATTGCTTCGTCCATATCTCCAAATGACATTTCACCCATTGTAGACATTCTTTGGAATACATCAGCAAATGCTGAGAATGCGTCTGCACCGGCCTGAATAGTATCGGCTTTTTCACCTACCTCAATGGCTTGTTCAACCGGACTCTTTTGTCCAGTAAAGAATCCTACAATTGATGAGCCTATATCAGCAAGGGCATTAACACCTTTACCTGCACCAAAGGCTGTTAATCCAGCACCAAGTGCCGTAAGAGCGCCTGTTGCAGCTAGTGTTTTTTCCATTGATGCCTCTTCACCAATGCTTAATAGTGTATTAACTTCACTCTTTATATCTTCTGCAAAGTTATCACCTGCAGTAAACTGTGTAAGAGCATCGGCAGCACCTGCTGCACCCTTACCTGTTGAGAAGGCTACAAGACCTGCACTAAGCAGTCCCATAGTTTTTACGAAATCACCAAGATCTCCTTTAGAAGTATCAATTGATAATAGTGTTTCTACTTCTCTTTTAACGTCTGCTGCAAAGTTTTCACCCGAGAATTTTGTTACCGCATCTGCAACACCAGCGGTACCTTTACCTACTGAGAATGCTGCTAAACCAACACCTAAACCAGTAAGAGTTGCAACCAATCCAGCTGTCTCAAATACTCCAGCAGTATCAATAGACAATAATGTTTCTACTTCTTTCTTGATATTCTCGGCAAAATTATCACCAGATGCAAAGGTTGATATTGCAGTACCAACGCCATCAGCCGCTTTACCTATACCAAATGCCGCTAGACCAACACCAAGGCCAGTTAATGTTGCAGTTACAGCTGCTGCATCTCCGCCCATGCCTGGAATATCTCCAATAGATAATAGTGTAGTAACGTTATCTTTTATTTCTTGAGGCCAATTGCTACCTTCTGTAAATTTGGCGATAGCGGCGGATGCACCAGCACCTACTGAAAATGCAGCAAGACCAACACCCAATGCAGTCATTGTAGCAGCGACTCCCGCTACGTTTGCGACAGTCATTCTATCTGATTCGGCCATTGATAATAGATCATCAACATTTTCCTTGATCTTACTTGTATCCAGCTCTTCTATTTTACCCATTGCATAGGTCAATCCAGCTGCACCAACACCGACACCTGCAAGTAATGCACCGGCTGCCATTGCAGCACCACCCATCATACCGCCAAGCTTACTCATTAGACCTTTACCATCTTTCGATGACACATCATTACCACCACCGCCAGTATTTTCAACCTTGATACCATCTTTTAATTGATCTCGCATCTCTTCAAAAATAGACGCTCTTTCGGCTTCTTTTTCAGCGTTACTTAATGCGCTTGCATCCATAGCTTCAAAGAAGTTATCAAATACTGTAGAAAGACTTTGAGATACTTGAAGTGCAGAGGACTGCATTTTTTTCATTTCTAATAGGTGACGACGCGTGTTTCTACCATCACGTTCAATTTCTCCTGTGGCCCGATTATTCTCGGCCATCAGTTCTACTAGTTGTTTAAAATTTGTGTCGTCAGCCATGAGTGTCTACCTTTATTTTTTGTTACCAAAATTTTGTGTTCCAAAGAACGCAGCTACGATACCAGCAACTGCAACAAAATACGTTGGTGCCATATCTCCTAGTGTTCCTTGTGCCTGATCTAATCCAGCCACAGACGCAATAACAACAGCAAATGGATACAACAATAATCCACCTAATGCAAACCATGTCATTTTGCGTTGAGCATCGCGCATTGCATCAGCGTCATCAAGCTCTTTACGCTTGAATTCAAGATACATTGCATGTTCTTCGTCGGTTACCTTACCATCACCATTAGTATCTGCTGGATGGTCATTTCTTTTTACTTCTTCAGTCATCGCGATTTCCTTTGTTTAATCTTTTCGTTTTCTTCTTCAATATGTTGCTGTAATAGGCTAACATATATCTGCCTCTCCCACGGTAACATATTTTCGAGTTCAGTTAAACTATATTTGTGATGCTGCACTAATGCAAAATTGGTCTTGTAGTAATTAATTAAACTCTCATGTGAGAGGCTTATGAAAAAAAACTTTGTAGACCTCTTAGTTCTACCTTGCTTTTCTCATTACAACTACTACATACAATCTCTTCGATATGCTCAATTACTGGCATATCTTGGAAGAAAGCCTGAACTTTCTTAAATTGTTCTGAGTTTAAATTCTCAATAAACTCAACCAACTCTTTTTCTGACGTCTGTTTAGCGTCATACACTGCATCTTCATCAAATATACTTTCAATACACTGTATGATTAGCTGCATTAAACCCTCAACGGTGTTTAGCTTATCAATATCCAGTGCACCAAATGTTTCGACTGAAGGCCATCTCATCTTTAGGCCAACAGTGTCTGTCACCATTACTATATTGTCACTCTTTAAATTCTGTACCTTTATATCATTAACATCGATCTGAAGCGGATTTAGCTCTTCACAATGTTCACATTTTATCTGTAGTTCTATTTGTTCACCTACAGATTTACCTCTAAGATGTAAGAATAGATACTCAATGTCAAACGTTGTCAAGTCTTCAAGACTGTCTAAGTTATAACACTCACTGATCACATCTCTTACAGCTTGTGTAATTTGCGCAGGGTCACTAGACTCTAACGCAATCATCAGGACCTTTTCCTCTTTAACAAGATAAGGTCTCATCTTTAGTGCTTTCCCAGTAGATGGTAATTCTATATCATACCGAGGCACACTTATTTTTGGTAATGCCATTATATTCTCCTATTATATTAAATGCCCAAAGCTGCGCCAATGGTTGTTGCTGTAGATATTGCTGTATCTACTATATCCTCTGGCACATAGTTATCGTAACTCAAAGTCACACTCATTTTTTGGATAGTATTTTCACTATTATTATCCAAAGATACTGCTGATACAGTAACTGGAAATGCATTCTCCAGTCTAACACTGTAAACAGGTATGTTCTTATGGTTCAACTGCTGTATGATTACATCAGTTGTAAAATCTTTTTTGTATCCTACTCTATATTTCTCTACATCAACAATACCACTTAACCAGCTGTCAAACAATCTCTTCATGTAATAATCGTTTGTGAGTAGGAATGACATGGTTACATCTTCATTGATGACACCGTATGGTACCTTGACTGTTTGTCGCTCAGCAATATAATCTGCTGTGGTTATCTGTCGACCTGGTAGCTGCAATGATTCACATAGAATTGATATATCACGTGGATCAGGTATAAGGTTTTTTATACTACCACCCTGCAATGCATTTTTTGCAATGTCGCCAACTAATGCCTTTGGGTCTTTATTTACTAATGACTTAAGACTGTCTGCTGTAGGTGGAGTAAAGAATACTTGGAAGCGGTTCTGCATTGCAAGACCGCCTTTCTTTTGAATCGTTGACTTTAGATTATCTATGCTGTTCATGATGCGTATGATTTCCTCGAGTATCTCCACACTGATTGTGCCTTAACTTTCTTAAACTCTTCAGTAGGTAAGAATATTGCAATCTCCCATTCGGTCATAGGGACTCTTACAATTTTTGACTTAACGTGGCTCATTAAATAATGCTTGAAACAAGGTTCAAACTCTCTATATTTCTTAACACCTTTCAAGGTCTTATATCTCATTCTTTGCAATCGTGTAGTGTCTGTCATAGTCTTTGGAGCTAGTTTCATGAGCTCATCAAGGAATCTTGCACGTACACCTGGCGATAAGTAATGCAGGTTTAATCCATAGAATCCACCAGGCGCTGGTTCAACCATGATCGTGAGAGGGAATCTATCATAATATGGTAGCTCTGCCTTATACTTTGGATCATAGAAATACATGACCATATCGCCAATCTTTGGCTTCGAGGTCTTCTGTAATGCATCATCCTTGAGTACTGTTCTACCACTTACATCACCAAGCTTCTTAACGTTACGTTGAAACCATTGTTGTGACTGCTTAGTACGTGGAGTAACCCCTGCGCGGAATGCTTGTGCCTGTAATGTATCGAATAAACTTGCCATGATACTATTTATACTATCCTTTTAACACTTTGATACCTAAATTGCGCAAAGTATCTTCAGTCCATATTTGAAACTTCCATCCCTTATGCTTTGCGAACTGCTGTGCAGCACTCCATTTAGATGTATTCTTGATATATGTTGTGACCTCATTCAAATGCTTCTTCGTCTTGCGAGCTGCCTTCGGAGGTTTGGTCTGTTTCTTGGGCTTGATTTCAACCAGTATCACCTCGCCATTACTCATCTCAATGAGCATATCAACGAAGTAACGATGCAGTCTGTTATCTGTCTGGCACTTATATGGTATCACGATCTCTTCGCTATTCCATGCACGTACCTGTGGATTAGATTCTGCCCAACGAAATGCATTGCGCTCCCATAATGACCGATATGTCACCTTTGTAGGATCGCCTGCATATTTCTTTTTGTTCTTTACTGTGTATTTACCTTTGTAAGCCATATAAATAGATCTATAGTTATTAAATGTATTACTATTTATAAAGGTAAAAAGGCATATGTCACACACAATATTAACGTTCCCAGAGAACCTCAGAAGCAGGGTATCAGAAGATGGATTCCCACATGTATCATTTTCAATGGTCAGAGGCGAAATGGGTGAATTTACGGATATCCATCTCTTCATACCAGTAGGTATGTCAACAAATGATGGTATGAATTATGGAAGTGCAGAACTTGGTATCGTTGGAGCAACCGCACAGGCAGCACGTATGGGTGGTACTTCATCAGTTGGTATGGAAGATGTAGTATCAAGGCTGACTTCGAAATTTAAGGGAAGCGGTGCTGGTGTTGGTGCATTGGCGACTGCTGCAGAGCTCAAATCAGGTATGGTGGTTAACCCATTTACATCAACCACATTCGAAGGTGTCAATGTCAGATCATTCGAATTTGCATTCAAGCTTATGCCTACATCAAAAGATGAATCAAAAACTGCCCACCTTATCGAGAATGCATTCCGCAAATACATGTATCCAAAGTCCAGAGGGGCAGGTGCATTGGAATATCCACCTACATTTCGCATAGAATTCATGGCAGGTGGTAAGCCAAACAAGTATATGCCACGTATTATTGACACATATCTTACTACAATGGCGACAAATTACAATGCATCAGGCAATACATTCCACCAGAATGACGGTGATTTGGGTGCCGCACCGACTGAAATAGACATTTCATTAACATTCCAAGAGGTACGTGCAATCACAAGAGACGATCTATATGGCGATACGCTGACATACAAGGATGGATATGACAATGCAGGCCATACGGTAGGTACTCCAGGCGATATACCTGGTGAGTCAGGTGTAAGTACCGCAGAAACAAGTAATCAGGGTACGGGAGGATAAGATATGGCATATTTCAAACAGTTTCCAAAGCTAAATTACGACTTCGATCGTAATGGTATACAACAAAAGGTTGTCGATATCTATCGTGCTGCAAGGCCATTGGATGCATATCTTGATGATCTCAATGCATATTCGTTCTATAATGTCAAGAATGGCGAAAGGCCAGACATCGTATCACAACGCCTATATGGCACAACACAGTATTACTGGACATTCTTCATCATTAACGACTTCCTGCATGATGGTCTTGCCGCCTGGCCTATGAGCCAAGAGAAGCTGCATGACTATATGGAGCAGGAATTCGCCGGTGTGGTGATCACAACCAACCCGACAGTCAATGAATCCGGCGACGTAGGGGTCCAATTCGGTGTGGATAACAGTCTATCAGGTAGATTCGAGTTAGGAGAGACCATTACAGGTACAAACAGTGGTGCAACCGGTACCCTGGTCAAGAAAAATGCCGATATGAATCAATTAGTACTGCAAAATATCACTGGTTCATTCATTGGTAACTCTACACCAGGCCCACAGAACGCATCGGAACCTATTACTGGGGCGACGAGCGAAGATTCTGTGAACACATACGACGTATACCAATATCTGGATGCGCCGCATTCTTATTACCGTACAGATGACCCTGAAAAGAGAGTACAAACAAATGCAGTATTCATACCTGGGGGAGAGCCGAGCGGAGAATTATCATTCCGTACCAATAGAGCATATCTATTTGCCGCAAATGAGGCAAGATCACATATAAGAGTGATAGATCCTAAGTATATCACACAATTTGCAGACAAATATAAGGCAATAATCAATAATGAGTAGAGTCAATAGTAAACTGGCCAATGGATCAGAGGCATTATTACCATCATCATATAACCTGGCAGAGGCATTATTCGTAGATAGGGATGGTAATGAGAGAGATATTACCGATACGTGTGCACAAATCAGTATACGTGAAAGCCTATATGCAGGATCCTTGCAAGCAGATGTCAATATATTGGATGCTGCAAATATGCTAGAAAAACTAAAAGTCGTGAGCGGAGAGGTACTGCACCTCAGTATCACGAGAAGGCTAACTGACGGTCAATCGGACGAATACAGACACACGTTTAGGATCGCAGAGGTAGCACACTACGCTAAGCCAAAGCCAGGCACACAAACATATGTACTCAAATGTATCTCTGAGCATGCGTATATAAGCCAAATGAAGACCATATCGAAGCCATTTGCTAACGTACCAGGACAGTTGATAAAGAATATATGTACAGATGAGTTAGCCATTGACCCAAAAGAGTTAGTAATCAATACAGAAACTAAACAAACTATTGTTGGTATATACCCACGAATGAGACCAATGTACCTTATTAATTGGTTAACCCTGCGCTCGTATGACAACAGCAGCCCTTTCTTTTTCTACGAGACACTTGGCCAGGGGATACACTTCGACAGCTATGAGAATATGATTGAGAAGGAATCACACAGTGAATACAAACACTTCCCTTATATAGAAACATCACCTGGATCAGAAGAACACCTAGAAGCATTGCGTACAAAGATAATTAAATTCTCTTCTGAAATGAATATGTCTAAGTATATGGATGTTGCAGCAGGCGCCTATGGAAGTACGTTGCACACACTGGATATCGCTACGAAGACCTATAATAAGACTACATATGAGTACGGTGACGAGCTTAAACTGAATAAGAATGGGGTCCTACCGAGTGATCTGAAGTTCGATGACAGGGCCATCCAGGAGCACCGCGATTCAACTAACTTTTATGTGAGTTTGAACACTTCAGCTGCCAGCGGTGGGTCTAACTACCATGCACCAGTTGAGGGTGAGATCCTGAAGGCAAATGCCTATATAGAAAATATGAATGGCACAGAACTTACCATACAGATATATGGTGACTTTAAACTCTGTGTTGGTATGACTCTGACTTGTATTATACCAGTTAATTCTGAGTCTGCCGACCGTGGTAACGATACATACCTATCTGGGAAGTATCTTGTTACCTCTATTAACCACAAATTTGAGGATGAGTATACCATGGAGATACTCTGTAAGAAAGACTCCTATATAGAGTCACTTGATACAATTGAGCCCGCGGAGTCATAATGCCGGATTTATTTCAAAACATATGCCGTCAAAAAATTTTCCCGGGTAAAAATGAGGTCTGGAGGCCGCGATGAAAAATTTAGATCAATTTATAGGTAGTCAGTTTACCTGGTTCATAGGATCCGTTGTGGATATCGACGATCCTCTCTTATCCAATAGAGTGAAGGTGATGCCTTATGGTTTCTATGATGAGACCATTGATAAGAAGCATTTGAACTGGTCGACGGTCATGATGCCAAATACCTCCTCTTCCTTTAAAGGGTTCGGCTCTAACCATGAGCTGATGGTTGGGTCTTGGGTTGTTGGATTCTTCCGTGACGGTCCATCGGCGCAGGATGCCATTATACTGGGGTCGATCGCATCCTCTACGGATGGTACGATTGACATTCCCACTGAGGCCCAACTCAACCCTCCTACCAATAAGGTACACAAAACCGAAGCCGGCCATTTAATGGAGGTCGACAATACCTC